ATTCGTTCATCCCTGGAAACCGTAGCAGTGTTGTAAAAAACGATTCATTACAGAGTTTAGATGACGAGTGGAAAATTCTTGACATTGTTGACCAAGTTAAAAGCAGTGGGAATTTTGATAATGTATCGAGTGACGCGATGCGCATTCGTTTGCAACAATTGAGATTAATCGTTCCTGAAGATGAACCGGTACCGGTGTTTTGACAATTAATTCAGAACAACACAATCGGTTCACAGCGAGACTATCGAAAAGGGGGTTTTTATTTTGATCCTACTGTTACATGTAATATTACATATAATTACTTTAGTACATTAGCTGGAATTTTTAATTCTGTAAACCATTTTACTCAGGAAAAACATGTGTAAGACAAACACTTCTCCACGTGAAATCAGATGTCCAACTTGCAAAAAGGTGATCTATAGTGGGGGGATATTAAAAGCGAGGATCACTGATTTCAACAATAAAGTGACACGAGCTAAATGTCACCAGTGTAAAAAATGGGTGGATATTCCCCAAGTACACTGCATGGAGTAAACGAAAGAAATATCTTGATATAAAGGCAAAAGTTGCCCCATTAGGGGCTTAAAACAAGAAGCCGGAATCGGAAGGATCGGTGGTAAACCGATACATCCGCTCCGGCTTTTTGTTTATCTGAAGCCTCCGTCTTTCCGATTGCCGGTCATTACGATCGGAGGTCGGTATGGATATCAAACGAGAGTTTGAATCATTAATTCACAGTAGTTCTGTGATGTTTTTTTATGATTTACTGAGTGAGTATGACGAATTTAGGCGTTTTGATGACTTGGATCATTTTCTGCGATTCATGGAGAATCGATCAGCGGATTGCGCAAAAACCAAAGATGCGTGTCTTCTAGCTCTTATCAGTCAAATACAGAATGTTAAAGCCTCCCAACCCGGAGTTTGTCTTTTGACTTATATACTTTCTCCGGGCTTACAGCGCATCTTGCGTGACAGAGTCTGTAGAGGCAATCACATCAATGAGGCATGGTCAGATCTATGGTGGCATTTCCTCGGGAGAGTTCAAAACTATCCTGTAAAAAGACGAACAAACAAAGTGGCTGCTAATCTGTTATTAGATACCAGACATAGTCTTATGGATGCAAGGGAAACTGAACATATCTACTACAGTTGGATAGATTCAGAGGAATTCGACGATGAAAATTTACCCACCGAGGTACATCCATATTGGGAAAGAGCATGTTCTTTAATCTCAGGTGAAGATCCCTCTGGACTGAGCGAGGTTGATACGGCTCTAATACTGGGAAGCAGAGTGTATGGAGAAAAACTGAAAGATGTTGCGAATCGATTAAGGATCACATATGGGACGGCTCGTACCAGACGAAATCGTGCAGAACGAAAGCTCAAGGAGTATTGGGTCAAATTTGAAAAGAAAATGAAAGATATTTAAAATAACTTCAAAAAGTGTGTCACAAAAATGCTCAGAAAGACACTTGGTATAACTGAAGGGGTAATTCGATAGGAAATCGATGAATCATACTCGAATCCCAAGACACCTTCATTTTCAATTTTGACAATACGGGCATTTACAGACAAAAAAACCCGTTGGCACAAAAAAATCTAAAAAAGTGTGTCACAAAAACCGTCTTCATGGCACTTGGTATATATGAGGGTGAAGGGGAGCGAGTTAGTGAAAGTTAATCTTAAATGAGGGAGACCTTCGTATGGGACTTAATGGTGGCTTGTCCGAAGCAACTGATGGAATATCAATCGAGCAGCTAAATAATGTGTTTCATGACATCATTTTAGCAATCGGTGGCGTGTTCTACGCTTATCCGGTACCAGATGATGCGGTTTGGAAAGTTGCGCAATCACTGGATCAGATATTCTGTAAGGTTTTGCCCTACGGGGAGGAAGCCAGTGATGCTGAAGGTGAGTCACTATTAAACTCCCAGGGTCGTAAACATCCTGCAATAGTGGAGCTTCTACGGAAGTTAAAAACCTAAGAAAGCTCTCAATCTGTACATACTAAAAAGGAAATACAATAATGTCAATTTCACTTGAGACTCTCAAGAAGTCGGTTTCAATGCCGCCACGAGACTTGATATACGGTGTGCAGGGAATCGGTAAATCAACACTTGCGTCACAGATGGATGATCCTGTTTTCCTGGCTACAGAAGATGGATTATCCGGACTGCCTGGAATACAGCATTGGGAAATTCAGACCTATCCGGATGCAATAGATGCAATTACAGCACTGCATAAAGATCATCATTTCAAAAGCGTTGTATTAGATACGGTAAGTGCTTTTGAAGCGATGCTGCTTAGACAATTAGTTGATGATTGGGGGGTAGATTCAATCGACAAGGTCGGTGCTAATGGTGGAGGTTTCTTTAAATGGCGTAATGAAGCATTACCTCTCTGGCAGGATATCCTTGACGGACTTAACAGCCTCCGGATCAATAAAGGCATGCGCATTATCCTGATCGGCCACTCCATTGATAAAGAGGTCAAACCACCTGAGGCAGACCCATACCGTAAATACACAATCGACCTTCTCAACGACAAAGCCTCAGCATTACTGTATCGCTGGGCTGATGTGGTTGGGTTTTGCAATTACAAGATCAGCGTAACTGGTTCAACTCGGGATAAACGAGGACAGGTAACAAAAGCCGGTCGTGCTATTGGAACAGGTGAACGGGTGATGTATCTGTCGGAACGACCGGCATTCTATGCAAAGAATCGATTTGATCTTCTCAGTGAGATACCACTCACCTGCAAAGATTACACAGATGCTTTTAAACAAAACAATAACGAAAACACAGGAGAACAAGAAAATGGCTAATATTGGAGCTAATGGCTTTGACGCCACTGATGTCGATCCAACAGTTGATTTCGAACATATACCGGCGGATCGATACAAAGCAGAAATAACCGACTCTGACATGCGGGATAACTCAAAAGGTACCGGGGAATATCTCCGACTGGAATTTACTATACTTGATGGACCTTATGCTGGTCGGAAACTGTGGACGCAGTTAAATCTTGTCAATCCATCAACCCAAGCGGTAGAAATCGCCCAGCGGGAACTCAGTGCAATCTGTCATGCTGTGGGCAAGCTTCGGGTACAGGACAGCATTCAACTCCATAACACACCGTTAGAGATCAATGTAAAAGTAAAAACCAGTCCTGAGTATGGACCTCAGAATATCATTCGCGGATACTCAGCAATAGGTGGTAATGGACATCGACCCTCAGATAACAATCCAAAGAAACTGTTTGCACCCGATATACCAGAACCATCTCCGAAGTCTGAAAAAAGTGTAGTTACACCACCCTGGAAGATAAAGCAGTGAAAGCGATTACCAAAAATCATTTGATAATGTTTCGGTGTGTTTGAATAATGGATCTTCGAGAATACCAGCGAGAAGCAGTAAATGCCATATATCATTATTTCGAGAAGAATACCGGTAATCCTCTGATTGTTTGTCCCACTGCATCCGGAAAGTCGTTCATAATGGCAGCTTTTATCAAAGAAGTGTTAGAAACATGGTCAGATCAACGGATACTGGTTCTTACACATGTCAAGGAATTGATTCAGCAGAATTATGTTGAATTAACTCAACATTGGCCATTAGCACCAGCCGGTATTTACAGTGCAGGACTTAAAAGGCGCGAAGCTCAGGCTCAGGTTTTATTCGCTGGGATTCAATCTGTTCACAGCCGAGCTGAAGAACTGCAGAGCTTTGATCTGATACTGATAGATGAATCGCATCTTGTTCCACGCAAGTCAAATACAATGTACCGTCGATTCTTAGATGATATGTTCGAAATTAATGATAAAATCAAAATCATCGGACTTACGGCAACTCATTATCGTCTGGACAGTGGACTATTGACTGAAGGCGACTCGCGGATATTTACTGACATCGCTTATGAGGTTCCGGTGAAGCGACTAATTGAAGATGGTTATTTATCTCCGTTGGTAACCAAAGCGCCGAATACAATGCTGGACGTGTCAGGTGTTCATAGTCGCGGTGGTGATTTTATAAACAGTGAACTCCAGAAGGCCGTTGATCAGACTGAAATCAACAAAGCCGCTGTCAGAGAAATTATCCATTACGGACGAGATCGAAAATCCTGGTTGGTATTCTGTTCAGGCATTCAACATGCTTACAACGTCCGTGATGCTTTGCGTGATCGAAACATTGTAGCCGAAACTGTGACTGGTGAAACCAATGCGATGGAGCGGGATTACATCCTCGAAGGATTTAAATCAGGTGAGATCAAAGCACTCACTAATTGTGATATCCTGACAACCGGATTTAATGCTCCCAATACAGATCTACTTGCGATCCTCCGTCCTACCCAATCAACAGGGCTATATGTACAGATCGTCGGCAGAGGGATGCGAATCGCACCCGGAAAGGAAAACTGCCTGATTCTGGACTTTGCAGGGAATATCGAGCGACACGGACCGATTGACAAGGTTCAGCCCAATGGACATAAAGGCAAGGGGAAAGGAAAGGGTGAAGCCCCCGTTAAAAAATGTCCGAAGTGTCGGAGCGTCGTGTATACCGGATTTACAGAATGTCCAGATTGCGGATATGTGTTCCCGCCACCTGAGGTGAAGATCAATCCGGAAGCTTCGAGTAGGAGTATAATCAGCTCTCCTGAACCATTCTGGGTTGATGTGGACAGTATATGTTACAGTCGGCATCAGAAGTTCGGTAAACCTGATTCATTACGGGTGGACTATAAATGTGGATTGCTTGTTTACTCGGAATGGATTTGTCTTGAACATACCGGATTTGCACAACGCACCGCACGAAACTGGTGGTCACGTCACAGGGGTGATCCAACAGTTGTTACAATAAGTCAGGCTTTGAGTGTCGCTCAATATTTAAGAGCACCGAGTCGGATCATGGTCAGGGAAGACGGCAAGTTCTGGCGGATAATGCGTTATGATTTTGACAAAAACGATTCACCTCCGGTCTCGGTCGCAGAGGATTGGCTGGAAGAAGAATGTGAACCAATAGCCGAAGTGGAGGCACCATTTTGACGGACTTGACAATAACCATCACGCGTGAACATTACGAACAACTCAAGAACAGCCGAGTTGTCCTCTTTGGTGAAAACAATGGTAAATGGACGGACGAAGAGTTAGAGAGCAATGCTGTCTCTGCTGCGATTGAAGCTGCGGGACAATACATCGAGGAAGAAGGAATAATTAATAAATCTGTTTCTGAATATACACCGGAACAATTTGGTGCATTAGTGCAACGGGCAGCCTGGGCATATATGAAGGTATATGTAGAATATGTCCCCTTCTGAGATGATGCAGTCGGCACTTGCCTACGCCTCGTATGACTGGGCGGTTTTCCCGGTACATGGCATCCGAAATGGTAAATGCACATGTGGACGTCCTGATTGTTCGAGTCCGGGAAAACATCCTTTGACCAAACATGGTTTTAAGGATGCAACGACCGATCCGGCTACAGTGGCTGTCTGGTGGAAAAAACACCCCTGGGCAAATATTGCTATTGCCACCGGTGTTAAGTCCGGACGTTTGATGGTAATTGATCTCGATAATAAACCAGATGAAGGGATAGATGGTGAAGCAACCTGGCGACAGTCGGCAAGGGACATTCCCGATACAATTGAAGTCCTGACCGGTGGCGGTGGACGGCATATCTATTTCACCTACCCAAATGATGTAGAGCTGAAATCTGGGACTAATGTTCTCGGTGATGGAGTGGACCTTCGAGCTGACAGTGGTTATGTACTCGTTCCACCAAGTCTGCATGCTTCAGGTCGAAGATACGAATGGGAAGCATCAAGTGATCCGATTGATGGTGTCCCGATAGCCCCGGCACCGCTCTGGTCATTGAATGGGCATGGAAAGAAGAAAATGAAGACATCTGATACCAGTTTAACTTTAGAACTGATGCCTGCACAAAAGGTCAATGAGCTGCGCTCAGCACTTGCTTTTATTAATAGTGATGATCGTGATACCTGGCTCAAGGTCGGCATGGCGTTGAAATCAACTTCTGCCGGTCAACAAGCTTATGGGCTATGGACAGAATGGTCTCAGCAATCATCTAAATATGATCCTCGTGATCAGCAACGGACCTGGCAGAACTTCCACCTGAATGGGAGTGTCAGTCTTTCAACAATATTCTGGATGGCAAAACAGAACGGCTGGATTGAAAGACAACCTTCGATCTCTGCAAGTACAGTCTCGTCGGTAGATACTGAACCGCAGTATGTAGTAAATGAGGAATTGATCAATCCGCCTGGAATTCTAGGGGAGATCGTTCGGTATATCGTTTCTACGTCCCGTCGTCCCCAACCGGAATTTGCAGTCAATGCAGCGATGTCACTCGCTGGAACAGTTCTTGGACAAAGATATATTTCTGACCAGGAACACCGGACAAACATTTATTTGATCTCGATCGGCGCATCGACGAGTGGTAAGGATCATCCACGTAAAATGATCAAGAATATTCTCAATGCAGCCGGTCAATACAACATGATTGGGGGTGAGACGATTGCCAGTGGGCAGGGATTGTTATCTCGTGTCAAACGGACACCTGTTGTTTTATTCCAGCTTGATGAATTTGGGTTAATGTTGCAGGCGTTTCAGCAGAAGAATGCCGGTAGACATAGCCGAGAGATACCCATGAACATAATCCGGCTTTTCAGTTCATCAGATTCAATCTTTGGCGGTACTGAATATGCAGACCAGAACAATAAAC